AAATATTCCTGCATCCTTTTATCAACCTCTTTATAATAGCTGGGAGATTGAGGGTTCCAAACTAACTGGCCTCTTTGGTTATTCTCGGAGATCATCTCTTCGTGAATATCCATAGCAGCCTGAGTCATTACCCGATCTTGCCCAAACCATGTATTTCGTTCTGCCCATTCTTCCGTAATAGGATCTATCGGAGGAGGTGGGGGCTGCGGAGCTTGCTGTTGTGGTGCAACAGGAGGCCTTTCAGCTCTTACCTTTTGTTGTCTTTGCAAACGCTGAACATTCTGCGCTTCTAATGAAGTTTTAGCAACTGCTTCTGTAGCCAGTGCAATTGCCTCAGCATCACCTAGTTCTTGTGCTTCTTTAAGAGCTTTTCTAGCTCTCTCAGAATCAGACTTAACGCGAGCGTCGTATTCATTAACTAATGTTGAATCTGAAGAAGTTAGTTTGGTCTGTAGTGTTTGATTTTCGGCTTGAACATTTTGCGCAAATTTAATTGCTTCTTGTTCCCGCCTTTCAGCTTCTCGCATTCGATAAGTTAACTTATCAATCCGTTTTTTAACACCAGTGCTGTACTCATCTACTTCTTCAGTATGTTGAGTCTCTTCGATCGTTTGATCGCTAGTATCCACATCAGGAGTGCCTTCTTGAATAACATCCGCTTCATGAATATCTACTTCCTCTCCAGGAAGTTCTAGCTCTATTTCTTGTTCAGCCATCGCTATAGCTCCGTATTATTGCAGAATGTCTTCTGGGTCGTTAATTACAGCAAGAACTTCATCATCGTTCAAAAGCCGCATACTGCCGCCTTCGATATTGAACCTAGCTCCTGCATAGCGTCCAAAAATAATAAAGTCTCCTTCTTTGCACCAAGGCCCATCTGGAAACTTTTCTTTGTCTGCATATGCACTTGGCCCAACAGAAACGACTAAGCCTACAATCGCAGCTATGCGTTCCTTCTCGATAGTTTGCTTTGCAAGCATAATTCCACCTTTAGTAGTGGACTTAGGCTCGTGAGGCAGGATTAAAATCCTGTATCCCGTAGGAATGGGAAGTTTGTCTGCGTGCGCGTCTACGTTTTCAGGTGTGATCTGAGAATTTTCTTTCTCAGTGTCAGACCCGAAGTTTAGAACACGATCTGGTACTGTTTCAGTCATCTATATCTTCCATGTTAGAGTGCAGGGTCACTATTTCTTGTTCAGCAAAATTTAACCCTGATATTTCGCCTACTATTCTCACATAGTGAGAATAATCTTGTGCACTGCCCGAAGCCAGTGTTTGCGAAAGAGTTTGTTGCCTCTCTCGCACTTTGCGGAGCAAATGCTCCGAAAACTTAATATAATCCACTAAGTTATGTATCTGTAAAAGTTTAAGCCTTTCGTTGCAGCACCACCGCCTTTTACTTTAGTTTCTTTACCGTCTATTACTTTTCCAGCGGTTACTTCTTTAGCCTGTGCAAAGCCTTCAGCAGATGCACTCATAGGTTCTACCTTCACACCTTTCGGTTGAGAACTAGGCTTAGGGTAGTCTCTGTTGTATCTCCTCATTTAGCTCTGCCTCCTTTCTTCATCATCTTAGGTGACTTTTTAGTTTTCTTTTTAGCTGTCCCACCACCTTTCTTCATCATCTTAGGCATTTTCTTTCTACCCTTCATTCTTGTCTCCTTCTGAATACAAATTATTAAAAGTTACTTTTGGATCCATGTAGCTGTCATGAATTTCTGCGCTGTGTAAGTGCTGACTAGGATAAAAATCAGGTGCACCTGATCCTGTTTCCCATAATGCTGGGTTAGTCGCTCTTACGCGGTTATTAGGCAGTGCTACAATATTACCTGTCCATTTTCCTGCGTCTGTCAACTCTAACACGTGACTTTGTTTATGTTGTGCCGGATCATCAGCGATATCATTACCAGTGTAGTCAACCGTAAAGAGATAACGTCCCGTATAAAACTCATCATCTATTTTACAAAGCCAAGGACTAGAAGAAACACGATCCATTTTTATAACTGCGTGATCGTAAGAACTGCAGTCCCATGGTTGCGCTAAATGTGTTGGCATTGGTTCTGGCATCTCTTCTAAAACAGAATCTGCAACGAGTGCGGTAATCGGCATCCTAGCCCACATCGCACCACCGTGTATATTTTCTGCATCTTCCTCCGCATCAAGCTCAAACCCTGTAAAGACTACTTGAAAAGATAAACACCTATCTGGAATAGTGTTTACTGCAAAAACAACTGCGTGTAAATACTCTCCGTGGTAATCCAAATGATTGTGTGTAAATTCCTTTCGTATCCATGTGTTAAAGTGAGGTATGTTGCTTAATAAATAAGCCACCTATTCCTGTTCTCTGGATTCACGAACAACTTTCGCAATCTCAGTTAAGTTAGAATCTACGTCTCTCTCATTTTGCATTTCAGCTTCTTGTAAATTAGCAGCAACTTTAATATCTGTTTGTCTTTCTTGAGAACTAAGTTTTTCTAGTTCAAGGTCTGCCTTAATCTGAGAATCTCTGTCTCTCTGAGAAATTTTCTCATATTCTAGATTCATCTGCTCTTCAAACATCTCACGTTGAGGATCTTGTTGTTGAGCTGCCATTGCTTGAGCAAGTGCTTGTTCTTGACCTGTTATTTGCTGGGTAGCTTGTGCCGCAGCTATTGCAATCTGGCTTTCTGTCTCTGGAGGTAGTTGTGGCATTTGGCCGTCTGGTCCAGGTTGTGGTAATTGAATACCTTGTTGTGCTAAGATCTGTTCCATCTGCACTCGGTACTTCAATGCGATATGTTCTTGGATGTGCGCCTGTAGTGCTGACATCGCTTGCGGATTCTGTTGTATCTGCGGGCTTTGCATAAACGCCATATGCGCCTGAATATGCGCATCGTGGTTTTGCTGGATAAACGCCTTTAACGGTACGTTCATTAATGAATCCATATTCTCTTGAACAGGATCTTTAGGCATCGGTTGAAACTCAGGAAGCAACAACTCGTCTATGTCTTGTATATTTAAAGCCAGATACATTTTACGAAAGGCTTCTCTCATGTTGTGCAGCTGAGGAGCACTCTGAGCCATTTGTAACTGTGTCTGTGCTAGAATAATTCTTTGAGTGGTGCTAAAGATGTTAGGGTCTGAAACAGGAATAACATCTACTTCATCACTAAAGTCTTGTCGAAAGACAGTTTGCTCACCGCCCTGAACTTGGTACGGATATTCTTGTGGAAGCACCTCACCGAAAATTCTTTTGAGTATTTTAAACTCATTACGTTGCGCATAATGCAAACGCTTATGAATCGCAGAAATAACTTTCTGACCTTTTTCTAATAAGGCAACAGTTGTACCAACAGGGGCGTTCTGGTTACCATCTCCAGTTCCTTGGTCCATCACCGCCGCAAATTTCTGGCCAGACTCAACTAATAACCCTAATAACTGTGCTAAAGTACCGCTTGGTTCTTTATACGGGAGCGGTAAGAAAGAATCACGAATAACGCCTCCAGGACTGTCAACGTCTCGCCACTCTCCAGGTTGTATCGGGTCATCTGCTCTCTGAATATTTAATCCACGAGATTTAAAACCAGCTGGTAAATTAGCGAGTGTTCCTGCGTCAATCAATTGCCTTAGAATTGCAGTAGCTGACTTAGTTACACCGCCAATCATGTGAATTAAGCCAAACCCGTAAAAACCCAACCCTGGAAGAAATTTGTAGTGCGTGAAATACTCAACTTTTTTACGCATTGGGTCTGTTGGGTCGTAATTCTGTCGAATCGACAAAACATCATTAGTATCTAAGCACACTGTAACGATATAAGGCATTGCCAACCCAGTTGGCTCACCATCTTGATCTTTATCTTCAAAACCCTCTAGGTCAAACTCTCCATGTACCTCTAATAAGGTGTACTCATCGTCTCCACCGGAACGATCTAAACCTTCAAGCTCATCTATCTTGTCTTTTAGGTCACTTTGCCCGATAAACGAAGGAGAACCCATATCAATGTCACGATAAAATCCAGACAGCTGTAATTTTCTTACGTCATTTTCTGTCATCTTAATGACATGAGTAATTCTAGGGGCTGTCGCTAAATCATTAGTCGTATACGGTACAACTAAGTCTTCGGCTTTAACAAAACGAGAAACCGCTCTACCTACAGAGGGATCATAGTAGCATTTTTTAAAAGCAGATCCTGCTAAGGGGAGGTAAAACAACATTTGATCCATTTCTGGGTCATACTCTTCCATCTTATAAGTAAGCTGGTAGTTCATGAAGTTTTTGACACGATTTGCTCGCTCAAGTTTTGGATCGGAGGTGACGCCCATCACTTTCGTGTCTACTGGTCCCCCTGCAGGTAGCAACTCGCGGTAAGTTTGCGCCTGAAAGTGTGTAACAGCTTCGGCTAATAACGGATGATACACACCGCTTGCCCCTTCGAAGGGTTCGCTGCGGGTGTTTGTCTTGATACCTAGTAAATCAAGGCCGTCTCTAAAAGTTTCGTACCAATCATTACGAGAATCTAGGTCATCGTGGTAAAAAGAAGTAATTTTTGAAGCAAGTTCCCCTAGAGCTGAGTCTTCAAGAATGTCAGCAATGTTCTCACCGAACGATATTGCATAATCCTCGTCAAACTCATCGCCAAATGTGGTTGATCCCTCGTCGTCTATAAAGACTTCAACGGTTTCTTCCTCAAAAGGATCCTGACCTACCTCAATTTCAATTTGTTCAGCCATAGCGCGAAAAGATACCTCGTTTTAACTGAAGAATAAATCAATAATATGCGCGTATTTTCGGGTAATACTCCTCTTCGTCGTCGTAATCCGAATCTAACCGCAGAAAACCCCCGTTTCTAAAGCGTATTAACGCTAATGTGGTGGAATCCACCAAGTCATCATGCTCTCCGTTAGGAAAGTCTGTGATCTCTTCTATTAACTCCTCAGCCCACCTGTTTTCCGGAACCCAAACTTTACCATCTTGGAAAATTGGGCTAACCGAATTGAGTCTTGCGATTTTATCATGCCCTTTATTCGGTGAATAGGTGTTAATCGGAATACCTAGCCTACGCATTTCTTGCGTTAACGGAATACCCGACGCTTTTGTCTCAATAATAACTGCATCAGGACTCCAGTACTCGTACAAACGCAACGCTTCACGCTTTAATTCCGGAAAGTCTAACCGCTCTTTTACACAATCAATCAAAAGAATGTGCGCTTCCCCTCCCGCATACATCTCATCGTTGATTTTTCCTTCCGGATAAAACACACCCCACGTAGTTATCGCCGTATAGTCAGCACGTTCTGATTTTAAAAACGCCGTATCGTAACTTTGAATCAAATACTCACATGATGGGGGCTTTTCGTTAGGCCAAATCTTGAACCAATCCTTCGGGATAATGGAAATACCCTCACCGGTTGGCCGCTGCATATACTGAGCTGCCCATTTCGAAGGAGGAACCGAAGCCTTAATCGACTCAAGTTCTTCTAACTTCCAAAACTCTGGCCACAATGACTTACCCGATGGCAAGATTGCAGGGAACTCAATCAGCTCCCACTGATCTGCGTTCTTATCCTGCATCATTTTCTTGATCAACTTACCCGTTAGGTCTTTTTTAGACCAACGAGTCATCACGATAACGATGGCTCCTCCTGGTTGGAGACGCTGTCGTGGACCTGTCATAAACCATTCGTAGGCTTCGTCTAATGATTTATCAGAAAACGCATCTTGCTCAGAGTGCGGATCGTCAATAATAAACAAATCAGCACCACGACCTGCAAGTGCACCTCCAATACCTGACGCATAATACTCACCCCGTTGCGAAGTTAACCATTTACCCGCGCTTCGTGAGTCGGCTTTCAATTCAGTCTGTGGAAATATCTCGCTATACTCTTCAGTATCAATTAAGTCACGCACCTTACGACCAAAGTTAATGGCTAAGTCGGCTGTGTGCGTTGCTTCAATAATTTTTAACTTAGGATTCTTTCCTAACAAGTAAGCAGGAAACAAGTGCGAGGCAAATTCAGACTTAGTATGTCTGGGGGGCATATTGATAATCAGACGTTTTAATTTACCCTCTGCAATTTTATCAAATGCCTGTGCCATTTTACGATGGTGATCACCGTTAATGAACTCAGGCCAGATGATTTTTACAAAGTCAATGAAGCTGGCTGCAGAAGTTTCTCTGCGCTCACGCTTTTCAAGTTCTTCTAATAGGAGTGTAAATTCTTTTGCTTCGTTCTTAGCTAAGAATGAAAGGTCTACGTTTTTTAGATCCTTAAGGACGTCACTCATTAATTACTTATCTTGGGCCAAGGACAGGAGCTTC